GGCAGGTATTCCAGCAACTCAGGCGGCGGCTGGATGCCAGCCTGCATGAGCATGGGCAACAGACCTTGGAGAATGGCCCACGTCTTTTCTTTCTGGTTCGGCGAGGATGGGCTTTCGTCGATAATCACGTCATAGGTCGCCGTGCCCTGCTCGCGGGTCAGCGGGACATATTCCTGACCCTTTTCGCCCACGATGCGAATGAGACGGCCATCGGCGATATAGTTCTGGATGAGGTAGAGAAGCGAGCGGCCCTGCTCCTTGCGGTACTTGCGGAGCGCGTCGAACAACGTCGCCAGGATGGTCACACCAGCCTGCTTGCGCTGGTATTCCAGCACGGCTGCCTGCTCATGGCCCACACTGCCCAGCATTTCAGGGGATACCCCCGACACCCGGTAGATGGACGAAATGCTGAACTCCATCATCTGCGCCAACTGAGGCGGGAACGGAGGCGGGGCCTTGGGCTGGATCTTGCCGGCAGCAACCGTGCCTGACTTCACCACCGTGACCTTGTCAGGCTGCGCCCACGATTCCTCGAACTTCGCCATATTCTCGACAGCGTCGTCCTCGACCACCACGCCACCCTTGGCGTTGGTGTTGAGGATGAACATGGACTGGGAGAAGAACTTGTTGGCCCAACGCTGCGGGTCGCGCATCGGACGGACCAGACCATACCAGCACGACTTGTTGCGGTCGCGCTTGGCGGTCATGGCATGGTAGGTGAATGAGCTTGGGTCAGGACACTCGCTGTCTTCAAGCAGCACCGTGCCGACCTTGTAGGCCCTGCGATAGACGCACTTCGTCTGCTTGACGGACTTGAGCGGAGGCATCCCTGCCGCTGCCGCGTTCTGCTGCACCGTCTCATGCTGCTCCGTACTCAGTTCAGCAACCTGACCCGTGGTCGGGTCTTGGATGCGATAGAACGGGACGCGGGTCTTGTACTGATACTCGGTGAGCTTGATGAGCTTCTTGGACTTGCCAAGCCGTTGGTTCGTGCCCTTGGCGTACTGGTCGCCAACCACGTTGTGATGGGACTCGCCATCAAACTCGGCGCTGTCGTTGTCCGTGACCATCACGTCAAGTTCGTCTTCCTTCTCTGGCCATGTAGCCTTGAGCCAGGAATGACTGACCATGCGCTCGCGAACGATGTACTCAGCGTCCTTGTAGTTCTTCTTCTGTGAGCCGGGGTCAGGCAGGATTTCAAGCGGATCAACCCGCTCGATGATAATCATGCCGTCTTGCTCGTATTCGTAGTCGAGGCGGGTTTCGGTCCAGCCCTCGCCGCAAATGACCATGTCCACAAAGGCTTCGCTGTCTTCGTCTTCAGCGTTGCATTCGTCGCGGACCCATTCGGCAGCTCCGGTCAGGACTTCGTTTTTCTTGCTGTCGCCCAACTCGCGGGGGAGGTACTTGACCTCCTGACGGTTGGTGACTTCAAGCCCCGCAACCACGTTCACAACGGGTTCGATAAGGTTGTAGGCGACGGGTGGGCGGCGCTGTTTACGCAGCGCGTCCAGTTCTTCCGGCGTCCACTGCGTGCCAGCGGTCATGCCGTAGCATTCCTTAGCCTCTTCAATCCAGCCGGAACGCTTTGAACGCGCTTCCTTCGAAGCCGCGTCAATGGTGGCAACAAGGTCAGAGGCTTCGACGGGCTGGCCTTCGCCGCCCTCGCCGCCTTGCATCATGCCGTCATCCATGAATCTTCATCCTTGCCGCGCTTCTTGGCGTAGCGGTCCATATTGGGTGCCTGGGCCTTGCCCTTGGCTATTCTGAGCATCATCAGTGCAATGCGGGTCGCGGACATGAGGTCGTCGCGCTCTTTGACGATGAGGCCATCCTTGCGGTGGTACATGCGGAACTCTTCGAACCACTCGCCCAAGTTCGCGAAGACCTTCAGCCGCCCCTGCTGCATCCGCTCCAGCATCATCGAGATGCCAGCCTCTAGCCCGTAGCCGCCATCAGAGCCGTCAGCGTTGACCGGGTGCTTGGCGTGCTCGAAGTGCATCTGCAGGCCCTGCTCGCGGTACTGTTGAGCCAGTGGCTTGCCTGAGCCTTTGTCGTGCTGCAGGCCGTCATGGGGCCATGCCCACACCAGTTCCTTGCCCCACGGCTTCAAGGCCGCAGCATGGATGAGCGGGGTTGCCTCGCGCTGTCGGTAGATGTTGGTCACGTAGACCACGTCGCTGTCACGGTCCCAGGCCAGCTTCACAGCAGCGAAGGGATGGTCCCAGCCGAAGTCCATGCCGCCCAGTTGAGGCCACCAATCAGGGATCGGGAACGGGTCGGCCTTTATCGTTTCCTCGGTCACTGGAAAGACGCGGCCTGAGCCAAGGACCGGAATGCCCTTAGTGCGCGCTTCTCTCTCGTGTGCCGGGTAACTGGCTATGATTTGCTCACGCTGCTCAGGCGTGAAGTGCTCCGCGTCATCAATGGTCGCGGTGATAACTATGCGACCTTGGATAGCCATTGCTTGCCATTCACGATGCGGCTGATCTGCGCGACAGACACGCCATGCAGGTCCGCAAGGTTTTGCATTGTCACAGAGCCGCCACGAAAGCGGACGCCATGTGCAGCGTAATCAGCCATGATAGCCGCGACCTGGGCCTCTGTTAGCTTGGAGGTTGGAACGCTTGAGCCGGACAGATGCGTGCCGTGGATGCGGCGGTCTGCCTGATTTTCCTTGGGCGTTGCCCATCTCAGGTTTGTGTAATGGTTGTTGGTGCGCGTCCCATCACAGTGGGCCACTTCGTGCTGGTCGGACGGTTTGGGCGGCAGAAACGCCTCGGCAACAAGGATGTGCGCTAGTTTGGTGATGGTTTCGCCGCCCGTCCGTCCTCGCCTGCCAGTGGCGAGTTTGTAGCTAACGTATCCCTTGTTGTGCTTGCCCTTGGTCTGCAGGCGTCCGCTTGTGGCTGAGTACAGGCGTCCGTCTTCGCTTATGTAGCGCCCCGGAAACCCTCGAACTTCGACCCATCTGACATCAGAAAGTGCTCTAGGAACTCCGTCATTCCCATCAGCGGTGTCATGGTCGCGTAAATGATCCCGCCCGTCTCGTTGGTTCGGGTCAGGCATTCCGTGTAAATGTCTATTGGGCATTCCTCATCGAGCCAAATCAACTCCAGGGCAGCGCCCTGAAATTTGGCCCTCCCTTTCTCGTAAGACTTGAAACCCAGTTCCGAATAGCCGCCTGAAGCGTGCTTGATGGAAACGATGTCTATGGCGTTCGCGATGCCGCGCGCCGGGGACACGCTGCCGATACACTCTTTGGGGAGGTATCCAGTGCCCCGCTTCTCTTCCAAGGCTGGCGGGCCGATCAACTTGGCCTGCACGATGTCGCGCGTACTCTCGCCGGTAACGCCAGCCACCCAAGCCCTCACAGGCTTGTCGAAGCGCTTACCCTTCCACCAGTCGGGGTAACGCCCGGTCAAGTGGATGGCTGTCTCAGCAGCGCCCGCCTCAGACTTACCGAAGCGGTTAGCACACAGAAACAGGCGCTCTCTGTACTGTGCGCCTGCGTTGTGAAACTCAGCCTGCTTCTTGTACGGGCGGTAGTATTTGAGACGGTTCTCCGCCTGCCTCTGGGCTAACGTCGATTGCGCTGCCTTCAATAATGCCGAGAGATGCTCGGGCGGCAGCGACAATGGCGGCAAGCTGCTCATCGGTGATACCGTCAAAGGCGTCCGTCTTGATGGTGAACTCTTTCGGGATGATCTGGGCGATGACCTTCAAGTAGACATCCGGCTTCTCGACGCGCACGGTCTCAATGACCTTGACGCCATGCTCCTGGAAGTCTTCGTGAAGGGCGGCAACAAATGCCTCGCCTAGCTTGTTCTTGCTGCCCTTGGGGCGGCCTGCGGGATTGGCTGAAACGCCCGGTTGCCACAGCGGGTGTTTTTGCCGTGTAGTTTCAGGGCTGGACAGGCTCATAATTCCACATGCTCCACGCATGAAAACGGGCCCGTACACCTACGCTACGGTGCAGAGGGGCCCGCCAGTCCACAAGCCGAAGCCTGCGGGGGCCCAATATAAATACTGGGCGGGGAAAATCAGAAGGCTTCAAACGCACGAAGCGGAAGCGTAGGTGATTTGTACATCACGACCTCACATTTTTCAAGCCGGGTGATAGATTTATCTTCTGATCCCGTAATACACAGCCATCAAGTCGAGGGCTTTGCGCAACAGCTTGATGCCCTTCATGGGGTGGAAGCTGTTCTTGATGCTCCAGGCTTCTGCGTAGCCATCGTCAACGCAAACGTGTTCCACAATGCTGACCATGAGGGGGCCATGCTTGGGGAATGACTCCAGATGCTTGATGCCATTGTCCCTCTGGATACCTGCAGAGACAGCCGCGTCGGCCATGAGTTCGTTGGAGCCGTTAATCGGGCCTGACCAACTCATGGTTGCTTTTGGGAAACGCTTCGAGCGCATGGCATAGCCGTGCCATCGGTAGCCGGCGGCAAGCTGATCCTCATCCAGCGTCCTGCGGGACTTGTAACGGTCCAGCATGGTCTGGCTGTCGACCCTTGCTGGTCTGGCAGTGGGGTTGGTGCGGTCTACAGGCGGGACCTCAATCGCATCGTGTCGATGGCGCTGGGGGGTTGGGCGGAGGGCGGGGCGTCCGTCTTCGGTGAGGTCACGCTGCAACTTCATAGGTCCATATCCCTTCGAAACCAAATGATGACAGCCCCGACGAGCGCGGCGGCCCCGGACAAAACCATTGCGATGAAAAAATCACGCCCGAATATGTGCGAACCCACATAAGCGGCCATGCCGTAGCCCCACCCAATTGCTGCTGCGTGCCAAGGCTTCATTGCGCCGGTCCTTCAGGCCCCAGCCCGTTCAGGTGATCGAGGGTGGTAGGCTGGGGCTTGCGGGCCTCCCGCTTCTTGCGCTCGGTCTTGGGCTTGATGTTCAGGGCAGAGGGCTGGGAAGCCTTGGTCAAGGCCGCATGGATGTCAGCCGCTCGCTGGTAGTCGGTGCGGGTGGGGTCTTTCAGGATTTCTAGGATCTGCTCGTAGGTCATTGCTTCACCTTCAGGTCAAAATTTTCGCCGAAATGCGCCACAAGGCGCGACAGGTAAGTTTGGTTTATGCGGTCGAACTCGAACGATGTGCGGGCCACCAGGCTGGCTACTGAGCCGTTCGGGCGGATCGGGGCGAACCACGTCGACCACTCAGCGGGTGATAGTTTTGCCTTGAACGCGGCCCACTCCGGGATGCTGTCGGCCCAGTCTGCCCCGTGCTTTTGCTGCTGTGCCTGCCCTGCCTCGGCGAAACCTTCCCATCGGCGCTCGGATATCCAGCCCTGTGCGTGTTTGGCCGGGTATTCCCTGCCGTTTTTCTTGGTTTCAGCCGCCAGAAAAGCTTTGTATTTCGCGACTGCGGAAAGAAGTTGGTCTTGAGGAAGCTGGTTGCATTTCTCGCGCTGCCAAGCCTTCAAAGCCTTAACTTTGCTCATGTTCGGGGTGCGGGGGTACGCCTTCCAAAATTCTTCAAACGCAGTTTTGTCTTGAGGAACACCGTCCGGAACTTTTTCCGGACAATGTATTTCTGTCTCTGTCTCTGTCTCTGTCTCTGGTGCATCATCTTGATATCGGGCTGATATCGGCTCGTTATCATCCACCTCAAGCCAATGATCTAATTGAATAATTACCGCTGAAAGGGCCTTTTCAGTCATACGCAACCGGAAAGCGAGTTTCCTCATCGAGGGCAACTGTCCTTCGTTCTCGGATGCGATGAGCCAGAGGCTTATCAGCGTCTTCGCACTGTCACCGTCCAGTTCGTGCCAGTCCATATCGTCGAGCAAGTCGCGATACAGTTTGACCCATGGCGGGCGACGGTCTTTGAAGTGCTGGAACTTATTCCAGCCCTTGATGCGATACTGGGTCATTCTTCCACCTCAATTTTCCTGACGCAGTATTTGTCTGCCTCTGACACTGGCAGCAGGAACCCGCGAGACGTTGGCATTTCTCTTTGCTCGTATCGGCTCGCAAGCATTCGCAGGTACTTTGTCGAAAATATCCAAATGGACTTCTCGTCACCGATCACAAACAGCCAGGAGTTGTCCTTGCGGTTGATGCCGCTCGGCACAAAGTCCTTTCTGTCAGGATGAGCCTTCTCTGCAAATTCGATGTACAGGTTGCCGGTATCCCGGAACTTCCCGTCCCGCTTGATCTCAGCCCCCAGCATATTTTCGCCATGTTCGATCTGCGCCCTTCTGGACGCATAGCCAATCACGACAATGCCGCGCTGGTAGAGTTCGCGGGTGACTACGTCCTGAAACTGAAGGCCCTGCTCCAGCTTCTCGGCATAGTACCCGTTCGCATACTCACGCTGCGACTTCTGAAGTCTCGTTTCCATATGCGTCCCAACCATTGACGGTCTTGCGGCTGAACAATTCAATGCGGCGGCCACGCGGATAAATGGCGTCGATGATGGCCCTGAACTCTTCCGGCTTCTCTGAGTGCTTGTCTGTGCGCTCAATGGTCTGGACGCTGTCGTGCAGCGTCTTCACATCCGGGGTGCATGAACCGCGCGTGCAGACCAGCAGCAACTCATGACGGACTGAGTTGTAGTGCCCGAAGTTGTGCTTGACCTTGTCCCAGATAAACGAGGTCTTGTACTTGAAGCCCCAGGCGCGGATCACATCGAAGCATTCTTCCAGTAATGGAGATGTGACCCACATGAACAGAACCGCGTCATCGTCTGCCATCGCCTTGACGGGCATCTGGCACAGTTCGTCAATGGTCATTGTTGGGTAATGGCGCTCGGCGTGGCCGTAGTCATCAAGACCAGAGTTTCCGTATGACCACGGCGGGTCTGCGTAGATGACCCGGTAAGTCTCTGAGGGAAGTTCCGGGGCTTCGACCTTCGCTTCGTGCTTTGCCTGCCTGACCGCGTCTGTTGCTGTCTTGGCCGTGCCGTCGCTGATCTTCTGCACCACTGCACGTTGAAACTCAGGTGTCGCTTTGGTCAGGTCTGCTGCCTTACTGACTGCGATCTGGCCCCGCTCAACGGCCCGGATGAGTTCCGGCGTGCCTTCGTCCAGTACCCGCTTCGCACGCTGGCCCGTGTCAATGCTGACGTTGAGCATTGTGGCTGTTGCAGCCTGAGAGGGTGCCGCAATTGCGGTATGCTGGTTCGCGCCCTTTGGCAACTTCGCTATGCGAGCAAACGCCATGCCGCGCTGGCTTTCGTCCAAGTGCCTGCGCGCGACATTCTTTGACACCACGAACGCAACCGGGTTAGGCCCTTCGAACTCTTCAAAGCGCGGGTCGACCTCTGCATTCAAGCAAGCGCGGTAACGGTTGCGCCCGTCCAAAATGGTGCCGTCCAGCAGCGTGATCGGGTCGTGAAGCCCATTTGCTTTAATGTCGGCAACGAGCGCATCGAACTCTGCGCCTTCAATCAGCGGGAACACTTCCGCGAGTGGGTGAAACTTCAACATCACGCAGCCCTCCACGTCACGAATTTCTGAAACTTCGCCACCTGTGCAGGCGTGGCCGGGTTCCACACTCTGGCGCAGTGGTGGTGGCACCAACTGATGCCAAAGCGGACTGTGGGTGCGCCGCAGAAGTTCCGGTCGCTCGCGTCGTTGTGCATCCAGCGGCACCCGTCAGCCACGTCACCCCTTGGCTCTGGCTCGTCGCATTGCAGCAATTCGCTGCGCTTGATGCGTGGGGTCTTCAAGTACTCGTTGATGATGGCTTGGGGCTTGGGGGGCTTCGGAACACTCGGGGCCTTTGGCTCTGGGCCCTTGCGGCCTCTGAGCGGAATGCCCTCACGCCAGCATTTGCCCATGACCGCGTTACGGCTGATGAGGACGCCGAAGCGCTCGCTCAACTGCTTTGCAAGTTCAGCCGCCGTGTAGACCTCTGGCTTTGCCTGCCGCCGCAGGGCGTCAACCAGTCCAGGTATTTCCCAGACGCTTCCTTCATGGGCCATCTTGCCCCATTCGACGTGCTTCTGGCTCATGCAGCCACCGAGCGCAAGAGGTCAGCGTGAACCTTCGCGTATTTGCGGAGATAGACCGCCTTTGCATAGTGGCCCTTGCGGGTCATCACCTTGTATCGGCTGCGTACTGCTCTCAGGCTGTGGCCGATCTTGGTCTTGGTTCCGCGCTTCATCACACTGTCTCCACGTCGATTGAAAGGAACGCTTTCATCATCTTGCTTTTCAGTCTGAACTCAGGGGTCACGAACCCTTTGACATCGCAGACCACGCGGCGCTGACCTTCGAAGTAGACGAAGTCGGCCACGTAATCGCAGATGTGAATTCCGTTGTGTTCGAGCCGAAACCGCACCTGGCGCTCCAGCTTTGAAATCTCTTTGGCGCGCTCGCGCAGTTTCAGCACCTGCCAGTGCTTGTGTTCTTTCTTGCTCGCAAAGTAGCCATCCTCATCACGAACAGGCTGGGCGCGGTATTTGTTGGCGACCTTCACAGCAGCGCCTCCTGCTTTGGCTTGGGTGGTTCATCCTTAAAAAGCCGGGGTTGGCGGTAGGCGTCGTCTATGCGCTTGCAGGCTATGTCAAAGTACTTCGGCTCCAACTCAATGCCGATGAACTTCCGCCCTAGCTTGGCACAGGCTACGCCTGTAGTGCCGGAACCCATGAAGGGGTCTAGGATGGTGCGGGCTTTGGGAAGGAAGCCAAGGCACCACTCCATCAGAGCAATGGGCTTTTGGGTTGGGTGAACCTTCCCGCCGTCCATGTTGATAGGGCGGAAAACAAAGCGGCGGGCCACTTGGTCGAAATTCGTCCAAGCCATTTCGAAGTCAGCAAAGTCGCGCCCTGCGTTGTCTTTGTCCCATACGAGCGGGCAGCGGGTCGGGGGAAGTTCGAAATAGTTGCCGCCCCACACAATTGACGGGGTGTTGACGGTGTCTAACCAAGACAGGTCAGCGGGCTTGTCATCCCATGACATACCACCATGACCGCGCGACACTGACAGGCGATTGCTTTTTGTAATGCCAATCCCATAAGGCGGGTCAGTAACCACAGCATCCACCTTCGGAAGCAAAGGCAGGATTTCCCGGCAGTCACCAAGGTAAAGCGTGGCATCCCCCACCCGCTCACACCTGAACGAAGCGAGCTTATCCCGCATGGCATCTATCGCCACATCGTAGGACTTGCGGGAGTTTTCCGCGGGGTCGTAGTCGGTCATGTGTCACCTGAGAAAAGGGGGTGAGCCGAAGCCCACCCCAGTTGACCCCGCGCCAAGGGGAGGAGAGGCGCGAGGCAGTGCCTATGCGCGCGCGGCCTTTGGTGCCGGCGCAACGATTGCGCTCTCAGGGAGCCGCACCACGTGGTTGACCGGCGTGTCGTAGGTGATGAGCGCCTCACGGGTTGGAATGCGACCGTACTCAGTGAACAGTGCAAAAAGGTCCGCGTCGTATTTTGCACGGGCTTCGGTCACTGCGGCTTCAGCTTCACGCTTGGCTTCTGAAACCTTGGCGTTCATCACGTCAGTCGCCGTGCTGATGGACTTCTTGAGTGTGGCTTCCAGTGCCGAAGCCGAAGCATCGAACGTCGCCCGCTGGTCAGGTGCCAGGTTGAACGAAAGTTCAATGAGGCCATTCTGGTGGGACAAGCGGTGGTACTTGCCCTTCACTTCCGTGACGCGGCCTTCGGTCCGGTTGATGGCCTCGGCCTTGTCGGTCAGAAAACTAAGCAGTTTCATGGGGATTTGCTCCTTCTGTGGGATTTGCCGACACGCTCAACGCCGCGCCGATGCGAACAAAAAGGAAGTCGATGTCTTGTGCGTATAACCGCGCGTCTATGTTGCGCCCGGAGCAGCCAAGCAGCCTTGGCTTCCATGCCTTGCGCCTACGCAGCGCGCTCATGATCGAAGAATGGTCGCGACGGAAAAGCCTGCCCATCTGCGGGTAGCTCATCCACGGAAAGCGGCGGTACACCTCGACCATCGCCCGATGGCGCACTTCGAGAACGTGACCTTGCCGAGACTTCCCCAGCACTTCATCAACGGTCACGTAGGTTCCAGCCTGCGCCGCTATCGTGCGGATGATCCGGTTCACTTCCTCGCGCACGGTCAGTGCGGGCAACCATTCGGTTGGGCCTGCGTTATCGTTCCCGCCAAGCTGTGGATCTTGAGCCTCTGATACTACATCTTGTGTCTTGTACATTTGCGCCCCCAACTGTTAGGCCGTTTCGTTGATTAACCGCTCTACGAGGCGCTTTATGGCCTCTTCCGTAAACCTGTCTATCTTCCTGGACCCAGTTTCCCAGCGCCAGATTGTTGTTCGTTCCACCCCGAGTAGGTCCGCAAAAGCAGCCCGCTCAAGACCTGTGCGCTTTCGCAGCGCCATGAGTTGATTTGGTGTCATTAGGGATATATAGCCGCGTCCGTTGCCACCGTCAATCACTAAATTAAGCAATAATATTTCGCCTGATGAGTGTTGACACTGGAAACAAGGGGGCGCATATTGACCATACCAACAAGGGAGGAACCAATGCCCCATATCACCATCACGAAGCGACCCACTCAGGTTCGCGCCAATCGCATCGAGCGCCAATTCGATGAAATTAAACTGAAACTGATGACCGCTCTGGAAGCGGCGGGCATCGAAGTCATCACCGAAGACGGATCAGCCAAGACCACGCTGGGCGACATGCTGGACGATGAGTTCGAGCAGGAAGCCGCA